GACGTGCTTCCGCTCTGGCAAGCGCGAAGTCGTCGAGCACATTCTCAGGCAAATCAACCGCGCCGCTGGCGCAGAACCCACGGAAGGAGAGTAGTCATGGCTGGAACCTCAACCCTCGGCGGATCTGGCTGGACCGCCAACCCGATGTACGACACGCGATTCGCGAAGAACGTGTCCGTGGCAAACACGCCGGGCCAACCGGCAGCAGGGCTCGGTGCCGATGGCGATCTCGTGATCGACACCGTGGGCCGCAAGATCTACGAGAAGACCGCCGGCAGCTGGTCCGCTGGCACGTCCTACTAACACGCCGGCAAGGCGAGGAGAGAAAACATGTTTGGACTGAGGAATCGGTATGTCCTTCTGGATGCTGCTGGTGACGCTGGATCGGATGCAGGCGGTGTGCCTGCTGCGGCAGCACCAGCGGCGGCACCTGCCGCAGCTCCCGTTGCTGCTCCTGCGGCGCCCGCACCATCCGCACTGACGGCGGCAGCGAGCGCAGCACCGTCCGCAACGCCCGACTTCATCCCCGAGAAATACCGCGTCACGAAGGACGATGGCGCGCTCGACATCGAAGCCAGCGCTCGCAAGCTTGCCGAGGCGCACGGCTCGCTCGAAAAGCGCCTTGGCTCGGGCGATGCACCCCCGAAGACCGCGGGCGAGTATCAGGTGACGGTGCCGGACACGTTGAAGGAAGCGGTCGGCGACCTGAACACCGATCCCGTCTTCACCTCGTTCCGCGACAAGGCACACGCGCTCGGGCTCAATCAAAAGCAGTTCGACGGCATGATGGAATCGTACTTCGACCTCGCGCCGAAGCTGGCGCAGGGCGGTGCAGAACTCACGGCAGAGCAGACGGTTGAGAAACTGGAAGCCGTGTGGAGCGACAAGAACGACTTCAACAAGCAAATCGGCATGTCGTACCGCGCGGCCAGCAAGATCGCGTCAGCCGCCGGCATGAGCTACGAGGACGTCGAGAAGGCCGGACTCGGCAACAATCCGACGTTCATCCGCCTGATGGCTGCGATTGGCCCCGAGTTCAGCGAGGACACGCCGGTCGCCCCTGGCGGTGGTGCCGGTTTCATGACCGACGATGCAGTCAAGGAACTCATGCTGTCGGAGGCGAACACCAACCCGAAGCACCCGAACCACAAGGCAACGCGCGCGCGCATCGACGCGTACTACGAGCGCAAGTACGGCAATCAGACCATCGCCTAGAACCAGTCTCCTCGCGGCCTTTCGCCCCGCCTCAGTGCGGGGCTTTTTTTCGTCTTCGGCATAAACAAGATTCCGACCATGCCCCGGCCCGAATATCACGCTCATTCGGCCCGCGGTGGCGCGCGGATACCCGAGAAAGCCCGATGCCTCACGTTCGCCGACGTGGGCGCGTATCACCGGCCCGTTCAACGGATACCCGGAATGGCGAAAAGACCATCGATCGCAACCTCTCGGGAGCATGTTCATCATGAACGACCAAATCACCGCAGCATTTGTACAGCAGTTCGCGGACGGCTATCAGCTGGTCGCGCAGCAAAAGGATTCCCGCCTTCAGTCCACCGTGACCGACATCGGCGGCGTCACCGGTACCAGCTTCACCGCCAACAACATGGGCACGACCCAGGCTGTGCAGGTCACGACCCGCAACGGCGACACGGAATGGCAGGACAACCCGACCGACGTTCGCGTCGGGATGATGAGCGATTGGGACTGGTCAACGCCGGTCGATCGCTTTGACGTGCCGAAGCTCAAGGCCGATCCGCAGGGCTCGTACACGCAGTCGGGCGTTGCCGCGCTGAACCGCGCGAAAGACGTGGTGATCTATAACTCGCTGCTCAACGCTTCGATGACGCGCACCGCCGAGCAAACGCCGTACGGTTCCGTCTCGCTGCCCGCCGGCCAGAAGATCGTCGACGGCGGCACCGGCATGACGAAGGCCAAGCTGATCACGGCCAAGAAGCTGTTCCGCAAGGCTGAAGCGGACAGCTACAACGGCGAGCATCTCTACATGCTCTACGACGCAGAAATGCTCGAAGACATCCTGGCGGACACGACGCTGACGAGCGCGGACTTCATGGCCGTGAAGATGCTGCAAGACGGCGACCTCGCCGGCAAGTGGCTCGGCTACATCTGGGTGCCGTACGAAGGCCTCAAGACGGTGAGCACGGTGAAGACGACCGTTGCCTACACGAAGTCTTCGACCCAGTTCGGCACCGGCATGAGCCGCACGGTTGACATCGGACCGCGTCGCGACAAGCGCAATCTGACCCAGATCTACATCTCGGAGTCGTACGGCGCGGTTCGCATCCAGGAAAACAAGGTCGTCACCATCGACTTCCAGTTCTAAGGAGCAGCAAAAATGGCAGAGCAAAACTCCACCCAAGCAGCGAAGCTCATCGCGACTCCGCTGCAAAAGCTGTCGCCCACGGAACGCGGCGGTCGCTCGCGCGTCATGGTCGGCACGATCACGGCTGTCTCGGCGCAGATCGCCGACACGCTGTTCCTCGGGCGCATCCCGGCTGGCGCGCGCATCACCGGCGTGTGGCTGAACAACGCGGCGGGCACGGCATCGAGCACGCTGGCGCTGTCGCTGCGCAAGTCGTCGGACAAGTCGGCGATTTCGGGGACGATCACGGCAGCCGTTTCGATCACCTCGGCGCAGAAGGTCGACGGCCTGACGGGCACGCTCACGAGCGCGGGCCTGTCGTATATCACGACGGCAGAAGTCGACGTCGTCGGCACGATCGCAGGCGCAGCAACGCCGGCAAGCCAGCCGATCTGCGTCACGGTCGATTACGTCGTCGACTGACCGGCGCGCGCCCGGCTAAGTCGTTTCGCTGAACATGCCGGGGGCTCGCGCTCCCGGCATTTTTGTTTGAGGAAAGCCATGACCAGCAGCGTATCCATCTGCTCGAACGCATTGATCCGACTCGGCGATAAGCCGATTTCGTCGTTTGAGGACGGCACCGACGCGGCGAACGCGTGCGCGAACCTCTATCCGGCAGTGCGTGACGAGATCCTTCGCCTCCATCCGTGGAACTGCGCGGTCGCGCGCGTGGTGCTCGCGCCGCTCTCCGATGCGCCGGCCTTCGACTACCAGCACCAATACCAGTTGCCGCCCGACTGGCTGCGCACGATCCAGATCGGCCGCCGCGGCTATGTGCCGGACTTCACCATCGAGGGGCAGCGCATTCTGACGGATCTCACTTCCCTGCCGCTCGTCTACGTGTTCGACAACAAGGTCGAATCCACCTGGGATGCGGAGCTAGTCGCGGTCGTCACCGCAGGCATGGCGGCCGTTCTGGCGTATCCGATCACGCAGTCGGCATCGATGCAACAGACGATGGAAGCGAAGTATCAGATGACGCTCAAGCAGGCGAAGGCGATCAACGGGCAGGACGACCACGACGAGACGCTCGGCGACTTCCCGCTGCTGACGAACCGCCTGAACGGCTATCGCAGCGTACCGGGGCGTTGAGATGCCGAAACTCACGATCATCCAGACCAGTTTCAACGCGGGCGAGCTGTCGCCTGATCTGAACGGACACATCGATATCGACCGGTACGTCAACGGTGCGAAGGAGATGGTCAACACCGTTCCGCAGGTTCAGGGCGGTGGCAAGCGCCGCGCGGGCTCGCGCATCGTCGCGCCGACGAAGTTCCCCGACCGCACGACACGCCTGATCCCGTTCGTCTTCAGCAAGACTCAGGCGTATGTGCTCGAAGTCGGAGACGGGTACATGCGCTTCTTCAACAACGCCGGGCAGATCGTCTCGGGCGTGACGCCGGTTGAGATCCCGATCGTCTACACGGCCGCGCAGGCGTTCGAGGTCGAATTCACGCAGCGCAGCGACACGATGTTCTTGGCTCACCCGTCCGCGCCGTTGAAGCGACTCGTGCGCATTCTGCAGAACGCCTGGACGATCGGTGACGTCCCGCTTGACCCTGCACCCATCGACGAGATCGGCAAGCGCATCAACGGCTCGCTGACGCTCTCAGGCACGACGGTCGGCGCCTCGATCAGTGTCGTCTCGGCGGGCGGCGAACTGCTCTCGAGCGACGTCGGGCGCAACATCGTTGCCGGCCCCGGCATCGCCGAGATTACGGGCGTGTCGAGCATCAACAACGCGACGGCGACGGTCACGGCGGCCTTCGACACGAACGTCTACGCGGTCAATCAGTGGAAGATCGACCAGTCTCCGCGCGTGGCCATTACGCCGTCGAATAGCACGCCGGTCGATGGTCCGATCACGCTGATCGCTGACGGCGAGGCGCTGATCGTCACGCACCTGTCGCTGACCGGCACCACGCTGACGATTGATTTCGGCTCCGCGCACGGCCTCTCGGGCGGTCAGTCGATCGTGCTGTCGAACTTCGAATCGGCCGGGCTAGACGGGCTGTATTCGGTCGCGACGGTGGTCAACTCGCTTCAGATCACGATCACCTTCAACGGGAGCCTGCT